AACTGTTCACTAAGTTTGGTTTCGAGTTTAGATCTTCCGCAACTTTCGTCGTTGCTAAGAGACGCTGGGAAGAAGGTGTTGCTCAGAATGCAACACTACAATTACCAGGGAGACCAGCAGAAGGCGATCTACTTTACTTCTCGAAAACAAAAACGTTCTTCGTAATCAAGTATGTTGACTTCTTAAATCCGTTCTATCAACTTGGTAAGATCTACACTTATAAATTGCAGTGCGATGTATTCGAGTTTAGTTCTGAAAGAATTGATACTGGTATTGAAGAAATTGATGCTATTACAGATAACTCTAGTCAGGATCTTTATAGATTCCAGTTGCTCATGGAATCTGGCGATCTAGTATTGAATACATCAGACGATTCGATTGTTCTACAACAATATGCCACAGCAGATACTGATCCGCAAGCAGACAATGATGAATTCGAAGTAGAGGCAGACGGTATTATAGATTTCACAGCATTCAATCCATTCGGTGAGGTTCAAAAGAGAGCATAATGTTTCTACGTCAACACTTCTATCACCAACACATTCGTAAAGCAATCATTGCTTTTGGCACAATCTTCAATCAGATTACTGTGAAGCGATTTAATGCTGCGAATGAAACCGTACAATCTCTACGTGTTCCTCTGGCATATTCACCAAAGAATAAATTTCTTGCTCGTATTGCAGAGGTGCCAAGCACAACTACGCAAGCAGCAGCAATCATTCTGCCGAGAATGGGTTTCGAAATCACAGGATTGCAGTATAATCCTGCTAGAAAAATCAACCTGCTAACTAAGAATGTCGCAGTTGGTCAGGGTGACGATCCTAATACACTACGAACACAATTTACAAGCACACCATATGATATGAACGTGTCGTTGTTTATTATGTCAAAGAATCAAGACGAGGGACTGCAGATAATTGAACAAATTATTCCATTCTTCAACCCTGATTTTTGCGTAACAATAACAGATATTCCAGAAATGGGAATCAAGAGAGATTTACAAATAGTCCTTGACTCGATCAATTACGAAGATAATTACGAAGGCGATTATCTACAGCGTCGTTCAATTATTTGGACTATCAATTTTACGCTTGGATTAAATCTGTATGGTCCAGTTGAGCAACAAGGTATTATTAGAACTGCTATTGCACAGACATATACCGATATTGATCAACCAAACTATTCGCAGAAATACCAAGTAACAACAGATCCCGATGATGCAACACCAGAGGGAACATGGGATTACGTGGAACAATTCGATGAAGTCTATGAACAATAATTATAAAGATCTTGACGAACTATTCGGAACCGAAACAACAGAAACTCCTAACGCAGTCGAAGTAGTCTCTGAGGTTCCTGTCGTGGTTGATCAACCAGCAGTTCCTGAAATCATTTCAACTGGTGATGATATCGAGGACGATTATCAAATCGCTAGAAAAAAACTCAATGCTCTTATCGATAAGAGTCAACAAGCACTTGATGGAATGTTAAACGTTGCACTTGCCAGCGACAGTCCTCGTGCTTATGAAGTTGTCGGTCAGTTGATCAAAACCACTGGTGATACTGCCAAGGATCTATTGGATTTACAGGCGAAGAAAAAGAAACTGAAAGAAGAAGATAAACCAAAGAACCAAAACATCGACACGCAAAATAATATCGTGTTTGCTGGTTCTACGCAAGATCTACTCAAAGCATTGAAAGCGGAAAAAGAAAAAATCATAGACCATGAGTGATGACAATTCATACCACGGTAATATTAATCTAAAACCGATTGGTTACAAACATACCTTTACGCAAGAGCAACTGGAAGAACTGATCAAGTGTCAGGACGATCCAATTTACTTTATTGAAAATTATTGTTTAATCGTTTCTCTCGATCTTGGTTTGATTCCATTCAAACTTTATGAGTGTCAGAAACGAAAGGTTCACCATATCCTAGATAATCGCAAAGCGATTCTCATGGAGGGTCGTCAGCAGGGTAAGACTATTACTTCTGCTGCTTGTATCCTGTGGTACACGCTGTTCCAGGATGCAAAAACAGTTGCTATCCTCGCAAACAAGACTTCCGCTGCTCGCGAAGTCATGAACCGTTATCAGGGCATGTACGAGAATCTTCCTATCTGGATGCAGCAAGGCGTAAGAACTTGGAACAAGGGTGACGTTGAATTAGAAAACGGTTCGAAGGTATTTACTGCTGCTACGACTGCATCTGGTATTCGTGGTAAGTCAGTTAACTGGTTGTATATCGACGAAGCGGCGATTATTCCAAACACTGTTGCTGAGCAGTTCTTCGCTTCGGTTTATCCTACAATTTCTGCTGGTACTACCACAAAGATTCTTCTAACCTCAACACCTCTTGGTTATAATCACTTCTGGAAATTCTGGAACGAAGCGGAAAAGGGTGTTAATGGGTTTGAACCTATGTTCATTCCATACACTGAGATCCCAGGACGTGATGATGCATGGGCAGAAGAACAACTCAAGATGCTCGGGGAACTCAAGTTCAACCAAGAAGTTCTTTGTAACTTCCTTGGTTCGAGCAACACTCTCATTGCGGCGAAAACACTGGGCGCAATGAGTTCTATCGATCCAATCTATATGAAAGATGGGTTGGATATTTTCGAAGACCCTCTTCCGGATAGAACTTATGTTATGGGCGTTGATACTGCGCGAGGTATCGGTGGTGACTACTCGGCATTTAGTGTCATTGATGCGACAGAAGTGCCGTATAAATTAGTCGCTAAATATAGAAATAACAAAATTCCACCGATGTTATATCCAAATATTGTTAACAAGGTGGCACGAGACTATAATAATGCCCATGTCATGATTGAAATTAATGATATTGGACAACAAGTCGCAGATATTTTACACAGCGAATTAGAATACGATAATATTTTAACAACTGCAAAGGATACCAATAAACAGTATCTATCTCCAGGATTCGGAAAAGCAACCCAAATGGGCGTTCGAATGACCAAACAGGTCAAACGTCAAGGTTGTTTTACTCTTAAATCCTTGATGGAAGAGAATAAACTATTAATATTTGATGCTGATACTATTTCCGAGTTCTCCACTTTCATTGAAAAGCAGGGAAGTTGGATGGCAGATGAAGGTTACTTCGATGATCTTGTGATGAGTTTGGTTTTATTTGCATGGGTAACAAGCAATACTTACTTTAGAGACTTGACTGATATTGACATTAGAAGGAAACTATACGACAGTCAAATGAAGCAAATCGAAGAAGAATTGACACCGTTTGGTATACTAACATCTGGTCTTGAAGATGAGACTTTTATAGATAATAGTGGAGATTTATGGACTGTTGATCGGGACTCCGATAAGCGAGGGTGGTTACTATAAATTGAGTGAATTATAAATAAAAGCATAGAAACAAAGAAGACAGTGGCAATTGTCAAGTTTTTAAAACGAGGAGAAGAATATGGCATTTCAATTATCGCCAGGAGTCCTAGTTACTGAGAAGGATCTTACTAACGTCGTACCAGCAGTTTCAAGTTCTGCAGGCGGATACGTTGGTTACTTCCTCTGGGGTCCTGTAGACGAAATTCAAACAGTTTCGTCAGAAAACCAACTCGTGCGCGAGTTCGGTAAACCAACAAGCACAACAACAGTTCACTTTCATACCGCTGCTAACTTCCTTGGTTACGGTAACAATCTGCAACTAGTTCGCACAGTCGGTACTACAGCAAGAAACGCTGTCGCTGATGGAACTGCAGTCCTAATTAAGAACCAAACCCAGTATGATGCATCATATGCTGCTGGCGAAGGTGCTGTTGGACCATGGGCAGCGAAGTACGCTGGTGCAACTGGTAACTCGCTGAAGGTTTCTATTGCTGACTCTTCGACTTACGATGGTTGGGCATATGAAGCGCAATTTGATGCTGCACCAAGCACATCTTCGTTTGCTTCTAGCGTCAATGGTGTTGACGACGAACTGCATATCATCGTTGTCGACGAAGACGGTCTGTTCACTGGAACAGCAGGAACTGTTCTAGAAAAGTTTGCATTCGTTTCTAAAGCAAATGATGCCAAGAACAACGATGGTTCTACAAACTACTATAAGAACGTCATCAATACTCAATCGAAGTATATCTGGTGGATGGATCACCCTTCAACTGGCGCTACATCGACAAGCGGCAATGCTCATTGGGGTAATGCTGCGTCGTCAACTTTCGCAACAATCGAAGACATCGATAATACAGCGTGGACTGTTGGTGGCGAAATTGCTACATTCAGTCTAGCAGGTGGTGTTGACGCTGCTCCTGCATCTGGTGACATCAACGTAGGTTACGATCTGTTCGCAAACAAAGAACTAGTTGATGTATCGCTTCTTCTGACAGGCAACCATGCTGTTGCTGTCGTTCAGCATGTTATCGATAACGTTGTTCTAGATCGTCTTGATTGCGTTGCTTTCCTTTCACCACCACTTGCAGCAGTGCAAAATAATGCTGGTGACGAGGCGACTGACATCGTAACATATAGAAACTCAACTCTTGACCGTTCGACTTCTTACGCTGTTATGGATTCAGGTTGGAAGGTTCAATACGACAAGTATAATGATCAATATGTAAACATTCCTCTGAATGCTGACACTGCAGGTCTTTGTGCTCGTACTGACCAAACTAATGATCCATGGTGGTCACCTGCTGGTTTCAACCGTGGTGCTATCAAGAACTGCGTCAAGTTGCTTTATTCGCCAAACCAAACAGATCGTGATACTCTTTACAAGAATGGCATCAACCCAGTTGTGTCGTTCCCAGGACAGGGTGTTGTTCTTTATGGTGATAAGACACTTCTAGCAAAACCATCGGCATTCGACCGCATCAATGTTCGTCGTCTGTTCATCGTTCTTGAGAAGGCAATCGCAACTGCTGCTAAGTATCAACTGTTCGAATTCAACGACGTGTTTACTCGCGCACAGTTCAAGTCGCTAGTAGAACCATTCCTCCGCGATGTTCGTGGTCGCCGTGGTATCTATGACTTCCGTGTCGTTTGCGACGAAACAAATAACACTGGCGAAGTAATTGACCGTAACGAGTTTGTTGCAGACATCTACATCAAACCTGCTAAGTCAATCAACTTCATCTACCT